CAGCACAGATCCGTTCACTGGTGATCCGTTAGCACCTGGTCAAGTTCTCAGCACCCAGTCTAAACCATTGGATCTCAAGGGTCAGCCCAATCCAACCAGCCCACCCGGCAACTACCAAGGCAAGGGTTACAGCAGCAACGGCGAACCTCAGTACAGCTTCAACGGTCCGGCCACAGACCAATCTGCTCCGGGCAGCCTGCGCATAAGCCAAGCAGGTGCTGAGTTCATAGCCAAGTTTGAAGGCAAGAGATCACAGGTTTATAAGGACAGCGCAGGCTTGCCTACCATCGGCATAGGGCATCTGCTGCTACCAGACGAGAAGGCTGGAAACTACGTGACCATCAACGGCCAGAAGAGGATGCTCAACAGCCCATTGAGCGACGCTGAGATATTCGCTCTGTTCAAGCAGGATCTTGCGCCAAGAGAGCAGAAAGTGGCCAAGAGCGTGACAGCCAAGCTGAGCCAGACGCAGTTTGACATGTTGGTCAGCTTTACCTACAACATCGGCAACTGCAACAGCATTGCTGCTATACTGAACTCTGGCAGCTATGACGTCACTCAGAAATGGATGAGCTATTGCCACGCTGGCGGTAGGGTCATAACCGGACTGCAGAACAGGCGCAGGGCTGAAGTTACCAATTTCTGCGGCGGCAACCCTATCAACAGTGGCGGAGCCTAACAGCTCACACCTCAGATCTTGGTGGTAAAAAGCTGGCTAAATATCCACATAGACAGAGGTAAAGCTGCCATCATGGCCATAATCGCGCCCAACAGATTGTTCTACGGATTCAGCACGCTGGATACCACAGCCAAGAACCAAAACTTCGCCGATGTTCCTCTGATCAAGAGAGATCTCTACAACCATTTTAACACCTTGGTTGGTGAGCGCGTGATGATGCCCAAGTATGGCTGCAGCATCTGGAACCTTTTATTCGAACCATTTGAGGAATCAGTGGTACAACGTATAGTGGCCGAAGCCACGAGGATCGTGGAGACTGACAGCAGAGTGCAGCTGCAGAGCATCATAGTCAAACCGTTTAACAACGGAGTGATCGTGCAGATGCAGCTATTCTATCTTCCCTATGGCGTCTCGGACTATTTCAACGTGACGTTTGACCAGAATGCAGTAAACCTGGATACAGTGAAATGATGAGAGGACCATATGGCAGTTAGTCAACAACAACGTCAGAAGCAGCTGTTTGCTGCCGAAGACTGGCAGGTCATCTATCAGGCCTTTACGCAGGTAAACTTCAACGCCTATGATTTTCCAACCATACGCAATGCCATGGTGGAATACATTCGCCTCAACTATCCAGAGGATTTCAACGATTGGACTGAAAGCAGCGAGTTTGTTGCCATCATTGACCTGCTGGCCTATCTGGGGCAGAGCTTAGCGTTCAGGATGGATCTCAACACTCGCGAGAACTTCTTGGACACGGCACAGCGCAGGAGCAGCATATTCCGCCTTGCACGCCAACTTAACTATCAGCCGCAGCGCAGCATACCCAGTGCTGGACTGCTCAAGATCAACCAGATAGTCAGCAACCAAGACATCTACGATGCCAATGGTATTGATCTCAAGAACACGCCTATTAACTGGAATGATCCAAATAACCCAGATTGGCAGGAACAGTTCATACTGGTGTTGAACGCTGCGCTCAATAGCACCAACTACTTTGGTAATCCTGCTAAGAGCGGCACAGTTGGTACCATACCCACTGAGCTATATGCGCTCAACAACACTGCTATACCCACCAGCGTGATAGGATTCACGTCTGTGGTTGGGGGCAATAGCATGAACTTTGAGCTAGCCAATCCAGACTTTAATGCAGCCAGCGGGGGTAATGCCACAGTGCTAGGTACCACTGGCTATTTCTTTGAACGTGATCCTAATCCAGTAAACAGCTGGTACATCATCTATCAGAACGATGGCAACGGCTATGACAGCAACAACACAGGTTTCTTCTTGTTCTTCAAGCAGGGAACCATGGGCTATTCTGATTATCTACTAGAGCTTCCCATTGCTAACAGGGTCATAGATGTCAACATTGACGGGGTCAACCAAACAGACGTCTGGGTACAGAACATCAATACCGCAGGCCTAGTTACCACTCAATGGACAGCTGTTCCTAACGTCAACGGTTTCAACGTTATCTATAACAGCTTAGACAGCAACATACGCAATATCTACAGCGTTATCACGCGCGACAACAATGGTGCTGATCAGATCAGCCTGCGATTCGCAGATGGCAACTTTGGTAATGTGCCAGTTGGACTATTGCGAGTTTGGTACCGGGTAAGCAACGGTCTCCAGTATCAGATCCGTCCCACAGACATGACCAACCTAAAGTTCAACTTTAGCTACAACGACAACCTTTTCAACACCTACAGCGTGGCATTCAACACCAACCTGCAGTACACGGTAGCTAACAGCCAGACTACCCAGAGCAACCAGCAGATACAGCTGGCTGCTGAGCAGGTGTATTACACGCAAGATCGCATGGTCAACGGCGAGGACTACAATCTGTTCCCGCTACAGAGCAGCCAGGCGCTCAAGGTCAAGGCCATCAACAGGGTATACAGTGGACAGAGCCGTTACTTAGACATAAATGATCCAACAGGTACCTACCAGAACATCAATGTGTTTGCCACGGATGGGATACTCTACGAAGAGACCGAGCTGAATCAGCAGGAAGTGACCATAACCGTTGGCACACCTAACCAAGTCTATGTGGTGGATAACATACAGCCTATGATAAATGGCAGCACGTTGTTCGAAGGCGACTCCATAGAGCTGCAGAACTTCTACTATGACAAGTTTGCCCGCTACACTGCGCCTGGTTTGTATTGGAATCTAACCACTGCCAACATTGGAAACAGCACCGGATCATTCCAGATAGGTGGTCAGGCACAGCGCCTAGGCCAAGATGCAGCCGCAGGCAGCGGTGAGCAATACATAGCATCTGGTAGTTTGGTCAAGTTGGTCAATGGTTCAAATGTTGGATCTTGGACCAGCGTTGTCAGTGTGATAGGTGATGGAACTGGGCTTAACAACTCTGGCGTGTTAGCTAACGGTCTTGGTGCGGTGACCTTGAGCAGCGTGCCAGATCAGTATAGCACTGTAACCAGCATCTGCGCCCCATGGACTACCACGTTTACTTCAGCTGAGATATCAGCTATCACGGCAGCCATGAACGCTACACAGACCTTTGGCATAGGTTACAATCAACAGACAGAAACTTGGTATGTGATAGATAACGACAATTTGGCCACAGGAACTGCCTTTAGCCAGACATACTCGCAGGATCAAACTGGTACCAATCGAGACAGCAGCTGGCTGATCAGGGTGCTCTATAATACCAACAGCTGGATAATACAGACCAGAGCGCAGCGATACGTGTTTGAAAGCGTAGATGAAGTGAGGTTCTTCTTCAGCAACAGCGGTAAGACCATTGACAGTGCCACGGGCCAGATTCTCTATGACAGCGTGACCGTGCTGGGTGTGAATCCAGCACCGCTGCCTCCGTCACCTCCGCCTCCTCTGGGCATAGACTATCGTTGGCAGATATATGGACAAGAGATCTATCCAGACGGGTATGCGGATCCTGCTAGCGTGCGAGTGACGTTTTGGAGCACTCAGGATCAGCCATTGCCAAACGATCCAGATCAGTTCGTGGCCATAGTAAAACCAACTGAAACTCCTCCGCAGAAATTCGTGTTCTGGGTGCGTTATACCAGCGCTGAAGGCTATCAATACTATCAACCGATTGACATACCGCAGACACGCATCTATAGCGTGCCCAGTGCTGTTCCTGTGCCTCCTGCTGGTAATTGGCACGAAGGTGAGCTTGCTTATATCATAAGCACCAGTGCCTTCCTGCAGTATGTGAACGGTGTTCTTATCACAGTGACTGGAGACTACAAGGTACGCCTAGGCCGTAACAACATCAGCTATCTGTGGAAGCACTATGCTACCTATCAGCAGCGCATCAATCCCGCTATAATGAACATCATTGACATATTCATACTCACTACCACATATAACCAAGACCTGCGTAACTGGATAGCCACTGGCGGCAACTCGTACACTAAGCCACAGCCGCCTAGTGTTGAAACTCTCAACAGCACATTTGCTTACTTTGAACAGTTCAAGATGATGACTGATCAGATAGTTTGGCATCCTGTGACCTACAAGCTGCTATTTGGCGCACAGGCTCAGCCAGAATATCAGGTGCTGTTCAAGGTAGTCAAGGTGCCAGGGACCAGCTATAGCGACAACGAAGTAAAGAGCTTGGTCAAGAGCCAGATAGACACGTATTTCAGCCTCAGCAACTGGGATTTTGGTCAGAGCTTCTTCTTCACCGAGATGGCCACCTTCATACAGATGAATCTGGCTACCATCGTGGCAACCATAGTAATGGTACCAACTAGCGGCTCTGCGAGATTTGGTGACTTGTTTGAGATAATTGCTGATCCTGATGAGATCTTCATCAGCTGTGCTACAGTTCAGAACATCGTTATAGTTGGTAGCCTCACAGAGGCACAGCTGGGGATAACCAATGGTTGAGAAACGTCGTGTAATATCGCTGCTGCCAGCTGTAAACCAGACTGACACGCTGACCAAGTTTTTCTCAGCTACGGTTGATCATCTGTTTCAGCCAGAAAGCGTGGAATTCCTCAGCGGCTACATAGGCAGCAAGCCTCCATATTACAATGCGAAAACTGATTTCTATGTGGGTGAACCTACCAAGAGCAGGCAGGATTATCAGCTACCTGTATCAGCTATCAGCGCCAACACCTATAGCGGCAAGGTCACTAACATCATGTTCTATCATGATTTCGTGAATAGCCTGCTGTTTCAAGGAGCTGTGACAGCTAACCAGACCAGATTGTTTGAGCAGGTATACTACAGTTGGTCGCCACCAATTGATCCTGACAAGCTGATCAATTTCACCAAATATTACTGGGTACCAGTTGGCCCTGCTCCGATCTTGTTGCTCAATCCAACAAACCTAAGACAGGATGCTGTGGGCAAACCTCACTACACCTATCAGGGTGCTTACCAACTTACGGGAACTAGCGAGATCAAGGTTGGTAGTTTGGTATTCTCGACTGGTTTGGTAGTCACTCCCACTTCAGACGCCACAGGAAGCATCAATGGCACCGCATACATAATCAACAATGTTGGTCGCAGTATACAGCTTCTAACCCTTGATGGATTTGTTGACCCAAACTGGGACACGCGAGGCTGGGATACTCAGGGCTGGGACGGTGATGCTAGCATCTATGTCAAGGACTACACCACCATTGGTCGTGGGCCAAATCCCAGCAACCAATGGAGCATCAATAATCGCTGGTTCCATGAAGACGTGTTGTTGGTCAGCGGTACCGGAACATTCCCACCCTATCAGACCAGAGCTGCGCGACCAATCATCGAATTTGATTACGATCTACAGCTTTACAACAGCGGCAACAGAGGGCGTCCAAGCGTAACGCTGATTGCCAGTGACATCGCAGACGTGATGGGAACCATAGTTGGTCAGACCAGCTATACCATAAACGGTCTGGAACTCAGAGACGGATACACATTGCTGGTAACCGGTGATGCTGATCCATTGGTGAATAACAGAGTATACCAAGTTGGTGGTTTATCTACGTTGGGCGTGATAACGCTCACGCAGGTTGGCGGAGCACCGGCTTATGGTGATGCTATATTGGTGAGATATGGAACTGTTGCTGCCACACAGACCATAAGCTACACTGCCCCTGTTCAATATTGGTACGATGGCACCGCATGGAAGAGGGCACAGCAGCGTGTGCCTTCTGTTGCTCCTTTGTTCAATCTCTATGATCAGTATGGCAATGCTCTAGATGATCCTAGCGTCTATTCCAGCAGCACCTTTGCCGGTAACAGCATATTCACTTATGCCTTGGACCAGTATGCTGTGATTGATACAGAGCTAGGAATTCAGATCAAGCTAGATCAATTTGGTGATTATGTTTTCAACAACACATTGGTCACTGACACTTACACATATGTCAGCGATGGCAGCGTGGTAGCTATACCTGGTTTCGCCTACTATCGCAACAATGCTAGTGTTGCCCAATACAACAATGCTTGGTACAGATCTCCAGTGCCTAGCAGGCAGTATATAGTCAATGATTTCACGGTTAATCTACCCACGGCTCAGTTCACCATAGACCAGGTTCCAGATCCGCATCCTGGTCCTCTGCCTAGCATTTATGTCTATCTGATCTACGGTGGTAGCAGCCACCTGTTGGTCAACGATGTAGATTACACAGTATCAGCCAACGTGGTTACCCTCACGGTGCCTGCGCTATCAGGACAGCGAGTGCTGGTACGAAGCTGGAATGGCACAGCCGCTCCAATAAACACTGTTGGTTACTATGAGCTACCTCTGAATCTCACAGCTAACCCTGACAATGAACAGGTAGGCAACGTAGGCTATAGTCAATTTCTGCAGCAGTTTAGCAGCATCATAGGTAACCAGCCAGGTTTAATTGGAAATGCACTTGGCAACAACAATTGGCGCGATACCAGCAAGATCCGAGGACTTGGACTGAGCATACTGCAGCACAAAGCTCCTATGATCAAACCAATGATACTGAGCAGTGGTAATATCACTGTTGGTATCAATACCGTGATGAACCACACCGAGCCAATGCAGGCCATGCAGTACGCTCAGAACCAATATGTGAGATTCTACAATCGCTTCATTCAGAGCCTGTATACGCTGAGCGCCAATGGCTTCACTGCCAATCAACAGCCGAGCGAATGGGTTAGCGCTGCGCTGAGACAGATCAATCTAGGCAAGACACCTGCTAGCCCATGGGCTAACAGTGGACCAGATGGTCCAAAGGCAGGTTACACCTATCTACGCAGCACAGCTCCTACCTGGGTGCCACCAACTGGTACTAGATTAGGAATCACCAAGGCCTATATTCCTACTGTGTACATACAGGGCCTAGACCTATGGATACAGTGCCACGATGGTGCACGATTTGTGATGGCCAAGGACGGCCTGCCCCTGGGCAGCATCAGCTATGGTTTAACCAGCACCAGCGACCCACTGCTTCTCACTGATCCTGTAGCAGGCGCTTGGCTACAGTTTGAGCTTGACCTATTCAACAACATGCCTGATGCCTACAGCGATTCGCAGGCTATCATGGCTTTTGATATCACAGCCTATACACCAGGTAGATGGCGACAGGGCAACTATACCCGCAGCGAATTCCTGCAGGTCACTTATCCTATATTTGATCGCTGGGTGATAACCTATCAGGCAGATTATCGAGCTAACACCACTTATGACGTCAACGATCCATTCACTTGGAACTACAGCAATCTGCGCGACAGCGACGGCGGGTTAGTCCCAGGCTACTGGCAGGGCATCTATCGTTGGTACTATGACACCGATCGGCCTCATCTAGCACCCTGGGAAATGCTGGGATTCAGCCAGCAACCACCTTGGTGGACAGAAGAATACGGTCCAGCACCCTATACGCGCGGCAACACCTACATGTGGAGCGACCTAGCTGCTGGTCGTATCAGGCAAGGACCACGTGCTGGCATATATCTGCCAGGAGTGCGTCCCGGACTGCTATCCTGTATCCCGGTAGACGCACAGGGCAAGCTGCTGCCTCCC